GGAAACTCCACCTAACATGGACCTTACGGGCGAATCGGCAGGCGAACCTGCCCAACCACAATTGAGGGCGGTGCAATGAACGAGTCTTCAGGATCAATGAACAGTCAAAGCATGGTTAAATCAGGCGATCAGCCGCGCATGCAAGAACGTGACATTCGCCAGGAAAAGGCACCTCCGTCCATGCAATATGTACGGAACATGCCAAGAGGGGCTACACAACGTAACAATGGTTACAGATCAACGTCGAGAGGATGATATGTACGGAAAAACACCTATGAAACAACCCATGAAACCTATGAAAAAGGCTCCTATGCGTGAGCAAAAGCGCAAATGAGTTGAAGGGGCAGTGCATTTTGCCCCTTTTTTGTAGTTGACATGATAGTTAAAATGTATCTAACGTAATGTATCCATAGGAGATATACATGGCTGTGAATCCGCAGGAAATGATGGACATGCTAAAGCAGGGACAAGGTGCAACGCCTTCCGCTGAAGCGCCCACTCCGCCTGCGTTTGAGCAAGAAGAAACCACAGCACCTATGGCTTCGCCTATGTCCACACCTGAAGAAAAGAAAGGTGAGCAGGAAAAGGCAAGACTCAACATTATGATGGCGCTCGACATGCTTCAGCAGTCTATGGGCGCATTCGATCCCAATACCCCTGAAGGCAAGACCATTGAAAAAGTCGTTGCCGAAATCACTCGCCGATTTGGTGAGCGTGAGTCTGAGACTCGCCAACTCATTCCCGCCGAGATTCTTCAAATGATTCAAACTTTGCCGCAAGCGGGTGGTGCCACGCCCGGTCAAAGGTCAGCGATGATGGCACCTGTCGCGGGATCGTCCGCACCCCCATTACCCATGTAAGGAGAAATAAATGGAACTGTTCAAACCGAAAGGTGCGCTGCAACCTCGTCGTCCTACCGACAATTCGCAGAATAATGGTCAGATGGTCAATACCCCTCGCTTTTCACAGATGGGTGGTCTTGATAATTCAGCCAAGATTGGTAAGCGCAACGGCATGACTATGAGCAAGCCTGGCGACACCAAAAAAGTATATTGATTGACGAAAGGGGCTAAACCATGAGTCTTGAAAACTATTCTCCTGAAGCGATTGAGGAATTGGCAGCGCTCTCTAAGCGTTTGTCAGAGGACCCTTCTACCCGCAAAGAATTCTTGCGTTTGACAAAGAAGGTGCATCCTGATCTGCCTGTGCCTGAGATCGAAATTGAAGAACAAGTGGACCGACGCGCATCCGCAGCCGAGCAAAAAGTGCATGAACTTGAGCAAAAACTGCGTCAACGCGAGGTTCGTGAAGAACTCAACAAACGTCGCAGTGCCTTAAAAGAAAAAGGCTATGTTCAATCCGACGATGAAATCTTAGAGGTTGAAAAGTTGATGACTGAAAAAGGTATTGCAAACCATGAGACTGCTGCCGACTACTGGCGTCACATGAAACAAGCCGCTGTGCCCACACCTGGGTATCCGCAGCCTGTCATGTCGCGCCTAGACGTGAGTGGTTTTATGAAAAACCCGGTAGGTGCTGCGCGTGAAACCGCTGCATCGGCTCTTGCAGAACTTCGCAAGAACCCAAAACCCATTGGGCTGTAGTAGATTTAGGGGCTTTTTCTTGAAACTTCGGAGGTAAATTATGCCTATTGGTGGCGGCATTCTTCCGGCTTCGGGTACTCAACAGTACAACGAGTTGACTTATGTTACTCGCAGGGCGTTTATCCCGAAGTTGGTCGTGCAAATCTATAACTCAACGCCCTTAATGGCGGCGCTGATCGCAAACAGTCAAACTGCTTCAGGCGGTGTGTCTTCTGTGTCAGTACCCGTACAAGGTTCGCAATTTGTGAATGCTCAGTGGTCGGACTATTCCGGTTCGTTCGCGCAGCCTTCCGTTCAGCAAGGTGCTTACCAGGCTGAATTTAACCTCAAGTTGCTTGTGTCTCCCGTACCGTTCCTCGGTATGGAAGGTGCAGTGCAGCAAGACTATGCAATCATCCCTCTGATCGAAGCGCGTATGAACGACGCGACCAACGTGATGATGGATGCAATGGCAACGTCGCTTTACACGAACACCACTAACCAGCAACAGTTTATTGGTCTGCCTGCTGCGGTGGATGATGGTACCGGTACTGCCACTTACGGCAATATCGACCGTACCACTAACACCTGGTGGAAAGCCAAGCAGTACGCTGCTGGATCGGTTAACCCAACTCGTCAAAACGTCCTTCAGTACATTTCCGGTACCGTCAAAAACGGCGCTGAAGTGCCTACTTTCGGTGTTTGCGGTTTTGGTACATGGACATTGCTTGCTCAAGACTACGTTGGTCAAGAGCAGTACATGATTACTCCTGGCTCCGGCTTTGACGGTGATGCCAACGGTCCCCAGGCTGCGTTCCGCGCCCTGATGGTTGCTGGTGTGCCTATTTATCCGGACCCATATTGCCCTGAAGGTACTCTGTACCTATTGAACTCGAACTATCTCTCGCTCTATATCCATGAGCAGGCATCGTTTGCGTTCACAGGCTTTGAGTCCACTTTGCCGAACTTCCAAATTGGTTACGTTGGCGCAGTGTTGATGATCGCTGAATTGGTCAACACTAAGCCTAAAGCCATGACGAAGATTACCGGCTATAACTCACTTAGCCTGTAAGGAGGAATCATGTCTTTAGCAATCAATAAAATCATCCTTGCCGATGCAAACGCAAACACGGACGGTGCGTATTTTCAGACTGGTACTTTCAGCGTTGCTGCTAACAGCACCACTGTGGTTACTGCTGGTACTTATTTGATCACGCCCACTGCTAACGTTTCTGTTCAGGTAAACACAAACTCTAACGGTAACGCCTTCACTACCCTGATGGCGGCTAACGTTGGTGGCGTGTTGATCTCTGACGGTGTAAACGTTCGCTTGTCCAATGGTGACGCTAACAATGCCAAGACCGTTACTTATGTAACGATCAATGGCGGCGAAGCGGCTAACTCTACCTACGCGTAAGGAGGCACTATGGACGCAAATGCCGTTGGTCGTTCCTATCCTGACTCGTTTGGTAACTATCGCCTTGCGGAGCAAACTGGCGTAAGCCTGAACTCCACTGGCGACGTAACCACGCTAGTCGCACAGGCTGCGACCAAGTACATTGTGCGTCGTATCGTGCTGTCGAACTTCAGTGCAAGTGCCGCTAGTGCTAACGTCGGTGTTTTTACCGGCGCAAACTCTACCGGCACTACCATTGCTGCTGATCAAACAATTAGTGGCGCTTCCGGCGCTACTAAGTTTGTTGATCTGACTCTTGCTTCGGCAGCAAATACAGACGTGCAAACTGCCCGTGTGCTTTACGTTAACGTGTCGGCAAACGCCGCAGCAACCTGCGACGTAGCCCTTTACGGAGATATTGTCTCGCTATGACCACTACTGTTTTTGTCCGCAACAATGGAGATCAACCATTTTCTGATGCGCTGAATGGAGTCGTTTACGACTTTGTTCCTGGCGCTGAAATTGAGATTCCTGAAATTGCGGCAAAACACATTTTTGGTTATGGCGACGATGACAAAGAACCATACTTGGTAAGACTTGGGTGGATGAAAATGAACACGGATTTTCCGCTGGCTATGGAAAAACTTGGGAAGTTTTCGTTCAGTCGAGAGCCTTCCAAGCCCGTCCACTTGTCAGCCCCGGTGGTGGAACGAGTAGCCGCCCCCTTGCCTAAAGCACGGGGTGCGGCGAAAGTTGCAGTGACAGAAAATGAGTAACTATGGCAACGACGTTATCGGGGTACATTACAGAAACCCGACGTTTATTGCATGACGTTAACGCTAACTTTTGGACAAACGCAGAGTTAACTGATTACATAAACGACGGACGCAGCACAATGGTGAGGGACACCGGGTGTAGCCGTGTCCTTCAATCTTATACTGCGCCTTACAACGTCGAAACTATCGACTTTTCTGCTTTACCCGAAGGCGCTAACACGATTGATGTTTTGAATATCAATCTGTACTGGGGCAACTCTCGCGTGCCCCTGTACTACCTTCCCTGGACTGACTTTAACGCTCAATTGCGTTATTGGCAAAACTACACTGGGCGTCCCATTGGATACTCAATGTATGGTCCTAAAAAAATCTTTATTGGTCCAAAACCTGATCAAGCCTATGTAATGGAACTTGATACGGTCGTGCTGCCTGAACCTTTAGTAAACCTGGCAGACGTTGAGACTTTGCCCACTCCTTTTACGGAGGCGGTGCCTTTTTATGCAGCCTACATTGCCAAGTACCAGGAACAGTCCTATGGCGAGGCTGAGATATTCAAAGCAGAGTACGCCAAGCATGTTATGGAGGCGCTCAATACTACCTTTACCCGCAGACTCCCGACACCTTATGTAGCGGGGTACTAACATGGCTGCGGTAGAGCAACAGAAAAAATACGCTGTAGTCAAAGACTTCAAGGGTATTAACACCAAAAACAATCGCACCGTTATTGATGATGGCGAGTTTGGCTGGCTAGAAAATGCCATGCCAATTGGTTTTGGCAACCTTCGGATTATTGAGGGAAACCAACAAGTTAATGTGACCTGGGCACAGGAAGTGACTTTTTTAGGGTCCGTTAACATTAACAACAACGAATACATCATGGCTTTTGAGGATGATGGTTCGGCTCAATACGTCAACTTAACCACTGGTGCGACTGGAAACGTGGCTGCTGCCGGTACGTTTTCAAACGCTAACGTAATGATTACGCAGTGGAAAAACGAACGCGCCCTTATTATTGATCCCGTTAATGGTTACAAAACCTGGGATGGCACCAATCTGCATGACATTGGAAGCGTCAACAGTGTAACGATCAACAATGGCGGCACTGGATACAACGCGGCAAACACGACTGTAACTTTTGGCGCTCCTAACCAGGCAAACGGGATACAGGCTACTGGTACGGTAGTTATTGTTTCGGGCGCTGTTTCTGAGATCGTAATGACGGAATGCGGTACTGGCTATACTTCCGCGCCTTCCGTGACAATTTCCGGTGCTGGAAGTAACGCAAATGTGACATGCACGATCCTAAACCAGTCCGGAACAGACATAGCAACGTTCTCCGGTCGAACTTGGATTGCCAGTGATCGAACCGTGTTTTACACGGCAGCCGACACCTTTAACGACTTTTACAGCGTTTCGGCAGGGTTTATTACCATTACAGACTCTACCCTGCGTACCAACATAACCAGGATTTTGTCAGCCAATAACTTTTTGTATGTTTTTGGCGAGGACTCAATCAACGTGTTTTCGGACGTTAGGGTTGATGCTAATACTGGCACCACGCTTTTTACCAACACCAACGTGTCTGCGTCGGTAGGTTCAAGCCTTAAACATGCCATTTTCCCGTACTTTCGATCAGTGCTTTTTATGAATGAGTACGGTGTGTACGCCCTGGTGGGTGCTACAACGACAAAAATTAGTGATCCATTAGACGGAATTTTCCCTTCAATTTACTTTACGGAAGAAGTTTCAGGCGGTCAGTGTTTGATCAATAACATTTTGTGTGCCGTGTTTAATTTCAAATACAGCGAAAACGGTACGGATCGGTGGGTTCAGGCAGCATTTTTTGAGCGTAAATGGTTTTTAACAAACCAGTTAACTAACGCTTATTACGTTGTTCCAGCCGTAAAAGACGGTTTTCTGAATCTGTATGGATCAACGGGCTTAAACCTGTATCAGTTTTATGAAAGCAACACAAACCCAGTAGTCGTTGATATTGAGACTGCGCTATTGCCTATGGGGGACCCCATTCGTGATAAGCAAGCCTTAAAAATAGGCATTGAGGCTACCCTTGGAAGCCAACCAGTGATCCTGGACGCCTATGTGGATTCGGAGTCGGACCAGTCTCCGGTCATTGCCTTTGCCAACTCTGTCCTATGGCTAAATAACTCTTCCCAAGTTATTGACTGGACTAACAATTCTTCAACGATTATTGCTTGGTTAGGTCCACAAAGTGCTGGTGCCGGGTATTACCTGTACAAATCAGACGCAAAAATGTACGGCAAGTACCTTGGCATGACTATTCAAAGCACATCCACCCCATTTACAATAAATGGATTCCAATTTGAACATGAATTGAGAGAGAGGTTCTAAATGGCACTACCTATCACTATACCCAATACATTTGCTAATGCAAATGCTGCGATTCCGTTGTCGCAATTGGACAATAACTTTAGCACGGTTGTTGTTGCAGTTAATGGAATCGGCAACGGCGCTGAAGCACTTTCTAACGTCAACATTACTGGCGGATCGGTTGCAGGTGCAAACGTTTCAAACTCAGTATTGACTAAAACTAACCGTGAATTGGTAACAATTGACGCAAACGGCGCAGCCAACACGATCAATTATGACGTAAATACGCAGCAAGTATTGCTTTATACAGGCAATGCAAGCGCTAACGTTACGTTAAACATTCGTGGTAACTCGTCCGCATCCTTAAATAACGTCATGTCAACTGGTCAAGTAGTGACCATTGCGTTTGGTATGACTAATAACGCTACTGCCAAGTACGTTTCTTTGAGTCAAATTGACGGATCGAACGTTACTCCCAAGTGGCAAGGTGGTACTGCGCCAAGTGCAGGTAACGCTAACTCGACTGATTTTTATACTTACACGGTTATTAAGACCGGCAATGCTGCATTTACTGTGCTTGCATCGCAGACTAAGTTTGCATAAGGAATCACTATGCCAATTCTATCCACTCTAGCCATAGCCACTGCCAAAGCGTATGGTTTTACGCTTGGTGGTATTGGTCCATATACAGTCATTCAATCGTTTACAGCGTCCGGATCGTGGACTTGCCCGACTGGTGTAACAGAAATTGAGTATTTAATTGTTGCTGGTGGTGCTGGTGGTGGTCGTGGAGATGGGCTTGGCGGCGGTGGTGGTGCTGGTGGATTTCGTACAGGCACGGGTCTTGCTGTAACTGCTGGAACAACCTACACGATTACTGTTGGTGGTGGTGGTGCCGGAGGAACAGGAGGTGCTGGTGCTTCAGGATCAAATTCATCTATTGCTGGTGCGCCTATAACAGAAAACCCATCTGGAGCAGGAACCAACACTTTGAAATCATATGGTGGTGGTGGTGGTGGTTATGGTGTAAATGCTGGACCCCCGGCTATGAATGGAGTAGCAGGTGGAAGTGGAGGTGGGGGTGGAGTTGCAGTGCCAAATACAGCAGGAACCGGAGCCGCTGGGAATACACCATCAACGTCTCCTTCTCAAGGAAACAGTGGTGCAAATGGAAATAATCCGTCAGATCAAGCCGGTGGTGGCGGTGGTTCGGGTGCCGCTGCTACAAACTTAAATGGCGGTGGCGGAACTTCATCAACAATTAGTGGTTCATCTGTTGGTTATAGCGGAGGCGGTGGTGGTGGCGTTGGTTCGGGAGTTGGCGGAAGCGCAACGGATGGAGGTGGTATTGGCGGTGGAACTACTTCACCAAGCACTGCTGCTGGCGCTGCTGGAACTGTTAATACTGGTGGGGGCGCAGGCGGTGGTCGTGCAGGTAACGGAGGCGCTGGCGGCTCCGGCATAGTCATCATCAAGTACACCGCAACTGCTCAAACTGCAATTTTCTATACATCCGGATCATGGACTGCGCCTACTGGCGTATCGTCTGTCGAATACTTAGTAGTCGCTGGTGGCGGCGGTGGTGGCAAAAAAGGTGGCGGAGGTGGTGCAGGTGGTTTTAGGACCGGCACTGGATTGTCTGTTACTGGTGGAACTACTTATTCAATCACTGTAGGCGCTGGTGGTGCTGGTTCTACTAATTTGGCTGCCAAAGGTGTGAATGGGTCTGATTCTATTTTTTCATCAATAACTTCAAGCGGTGGTGGTGGAGCCGGTTCCGACTCAAGTGGTTTCCAAAATGGAGCAAACGGTGGATCGGGTGGTGGTGCTGCTGGAGGAGGATATTCGCCTTCAGGAAGTGGTGGTGCTGGTAATACTCCATCTACAAGTCCCTCTCAAGGCAATAATGGTGCAGGAAATATAGGCAGTTCCCCTTATAACGGAGGTGGGGGTGGGGGCGCTGGCGCTGCTGGATCAACTAACGGCAACGGTGGTAATGGCACTGCATCATCAATTTCAGGTTCGTCCGTAACCTATGCTGGCGGTGGCGGAGGAGGTGGTGATATAAGCCCAAGCGGAACTGGTGGAACTGGTGGTGGTGGGGCTGGCGGAGCCGGTGGAGGCGCCTCTGTTGCAGGTACAGCAAACACTGGCGGCGGTGGAGGTGGTGGTGGTAATGCTTCTAATGGCTCTGCCGGTGGTTCCGGAATTGTTATTCTTAAATGGGTATAAGGGGCTAAATATGGAAACCAAAATTTATCGGTTGTATGGCATAGACACGGCAATGAATTTGCTGCGTCCTGGTGCCAAATGGGAGTGGACCGGTGGTGTTGGATTTACTCGTTGGGAAGACCCAAGACCAAAACCAACAGTTCAAGAAGTTGAAGAAACGATGGAAAAAATTAAAGCGTTTGAAGATTCTATTAACACAGTATGGTTGCCTGAACAGATCGCTGAAATTACTGGTCAGCAACAAAAAATTGCAGAAGCAATCGGAGGATAACTATGGCTCATTTTGCAAAATTAGATGAAAACAACGTAGTCACGCAAGTTATTGTGGTTGCAAACTCCGATACTGCTGACGCAAGTGGCGTTGAAAAAGAATATATTGGCGCTGCATTTTGTGAGCGTCTTTTTGGCGGCACATGGAAACAAACCAGTTACAACGGAAAGATTCGCAAAAACTATGCTGGCATTGGTTTTACATACCATGCAGACATTGATGCGTTTGTTGCTCCGCAGCCATTTCCGTCTTGGACATTAGATGATCAGGCTCAATGGCAAGCGCCAGTCCCTATGCCTACCGATGGAAAAATGTATTCCTGGGATGAGGATGCACAATCATGGGTGGAGGTGCAAAATGGGAATTAACGCTTTTACGGTGCTTGGCAACACGGTAAAACTTACTGCTGCTACTACGGCTCCAACCCCTGTCCAGGTTAACAGCGCGACTCTTGGCGGGAACCAGTACCGGATCATTAACCTATCTAGTACGGTTACAGCCTTTCTTGCTTATGCGCAGACTTCTGCTGCTGCTACGGCAAATTGCGTTATTCCTACTGGCGACGGAGCAAATGCAAAAAATTGCATTCCTATCTTGCCAAACACAGACGAGATTCTTTCTTTTGTACCTAACGGATATTTCACGGCGATTACGCCAGCAAGTGTTGCTGATCTGTATATAACGCCGGGTGACGGACTCTAAGGAGTAGATCATGCTTAAAGTAGCAGGGGGCGGTGGAATACAAGGTGGTGTTGTTTACCAAGGCACTTGGGATGCAGCCACGAACACGCCTACGCTTACTTCAGGCATTGGCACCAAGGGTTATTACTATGTCGTATCTGTGCCTGGCAATACAAACCTGGACGGAATTACTGATTGGCAAACTGGCGACTGGGCTATTTTTAACGGTGTTGTTTGGCAAAAAGTAGATAACAGTGAAGTTGTTTATGTCAGTAACGTAGCCACGGGTACTGGTCTTACAGGCGGTCCGATCACGACTACTGGAACCATATCTATTGCCAACACTGCCGTTACTGCTGGCGTTTATGGAAACGCATCGACAGTAGCCCAGGTTACGATCAATGCACAAGGTCAAATTACCAATGCCGTTAACACGGCAATTGCTATTTCGGTTGCTAACGTTGCAAACGCTGTACCTGATAGCAGAGAGATTATTGCCGGTACTGGATTGACTGGCGGTGGCAATCTTTCTGCAAACGTCACAATTAGCATGGGCAACACAAACGTGGTTGCTGCTACTTATGGCGGCGGCACCAATGCTGCTGAAATTACGGTTGACGCCCAGGGAAGAATTACCAATGCTGCTAACGTAGTTATTCCGCAAGGTACTGTAACCAATGTAGATACTGGCACCGGATTGACTGGTGGACCAATAACAACAAATGGCACGATCTCTCTTGCCAATACTGCTGTAACTCCTGGCGTTTATGGAGATTCTGCAAACTCTGCGCAGATCACAATAGACGCTCAAGGTCGCATTACTTCTGCTTCCAATGTGGCAATTCCACAAGGAACTGTTACAAACATTGCGACTGGTACAGGTCTAACCGGCGGTCCAATTACAAGCACTGGAACTATTGCGCTTGCCAATACAGCGGTATCGCCTGGCGTGTATGGCTCATCCGGTCAAGTGCCACAAATTACTATTGATGCTCAAGGTCGCATTACTAGCGCGTCAAACGTTACGCTTGGCGGATCAACTATTGTTGTCACTAACGTCGCAACAGTATCTTCAGGAACTTTAGTTTCTTGGGAAAACAATGCGCCTGCAACAATTACTTGGCAAAACAATAGCCTTGTCACTATTGGATGGACAAATAACATTTATTTTGTTACTTCCAACAACGCAACTATTCTTGTCAATTGCTCTATTGAGGCAATGTCAATTCAATTGCCTGCTGCTGCAAGCGTGAGTGGTCAACAATACAAAGTTAAGAAAATTGATAGCTGTGCAAACGCCGCGACGATT